AAAGTGGGATTTCTTTGACTGATCAAAAACAGGAACTAGGTCTATTTTTGAATTGGTTCATCAAGCACTACAGCACATCTTCAAAGGAAGGCCTGATGTTCTACATGGATAGCATGGAAAAGGAAGTCAGTATCAAGCAGATAGTAGATGAATACCTAGGAAAAATTCATGCAGAATGAATGATAAAGTAAACGCTAGTTTACATTTGTCTCCCTTAATGTATGACATACTTTACATTAGCCTGCCAAACCCTGTAAAAAATCAAGGCCAAATTCGGGAATTATCCGAGTAACTGTAGACAATTTGTCTACACTTGTAACAAAAAAGGGGTGTATTTGTTACAGAATTAATCTACAGGTTTACAAATAGTGAAACTTTTTTAACCTATAGGTCTTCTTCTTCCTGATCTAAATGCAGGATTTCATCCCTGATCCTTTGGTATTCACCCCTAATCAGACAGCTAGTCTTATCATAGAAGTAGATGACCTGGATATCATGCACCAATTCCTGCACATAGGCAATGTCCTGACACCTGACCATTCGCCTCACAAATTCATGTTTGACATCTAGGCCTAGTTCTTTCCAATCCATGGTACTACCTGACAGCATTACATCTATTTCAATCCACATACTAGAATAGTTTTTTAGATACACCAACATGATGAACACCATCCATAGGGCTGTACTGATATTCAAACAGATACTTGTTATCAAGGTAGGCTGCTTTCACACTAGGCTTCATCAAAGAATTGATTCCTGCACCTAGGTAGATTCCCTTCGGTTTCACTATCACCTTCTCTGTTTTTGTTTCCGTGATTGTGTTGGTCACCACAGGAATAGTATAGTCATTGATAGCAGTCATTTTCAGGACTTCTCCAAGGACTTCACCGCTTACCTTGGTACTTCCATACTCGAAAGGGAAAGTAGTCTGAAACAGGCTTATTTTAGGCTTATAATCAAGAAGGATTGTGTCCCTTAAAACTTGGGTTTTTATCTTAGTTTTTGGGATGTAGATCGTATCTGTGGAGGCCACATAGATAGTATCCTTTTCTATCCTGGTAGTAGTCTTATAGACTGTCTCTATCTCCCTCTTTGGGAATAGAATGATAGCTACTATTGCCCCGATCAAAAAGAAGATTCCTGCTATCTTGGTATTTTCGCTGTCCATCATAATGGGAATTTTTGTGAGTCTACTAGAAGTTCATAATTCTCTAAGCCATCCTTGACAAATCTCCTGCCATTCAAGGTCAAGATTCTTCCGCCTACAGGCTTGACAGGTGCAGCCCTTTCAATGTGCCACCCATGTGATCCATCTCCATATTCTTCTTTGTATGATCCTGTGATAGCAAGGTGTATCTGCTTCTGCTGTAATTCATACACCCTCTTCCCTTGATTGTAGTGCAGTGTGTCCCTGACATCATTCCTGCTTGCATTCTCATGAATGTGACCCATCACAAAGACATCCATATTCTCATAGGTTTCCAAAGCCCTAGTCAAGTTGATTGCACCCTTGGTGACTATACCACCACCACCTGATCCATGAAAATACTTCAAAGTTTTTGTCATGGTAGTGCTATTTCTTAGCTGATATTTCAGAACCATCCATCCACCATATCCACCTGTGTATACACTGCTTTGATTCTTATAGTTGAATAGGTCTACAAATCTTTGCAGGATGTCAGTCTCTGAATACTTGATGATAGATGTCTCATGATTCCCGTAGCCTATCACAGTCAACAGGGATGCATAAGGTGACCACCATTCAATGGCAGTTTCTACTATGCTATCTAAGTACTTTGCATTATTGTGTTCAGGCCTGATGTCTGATTTATTGCTTCTCCTATCCATGCGACCCTGCATACAGCAAAAAAAATCCCCATTGATGAAGACAGGTATCTGATTTTCAAGGCAATAGTCAAGATGTCTTTTCAGCATATCCCTGTCACACTTGGGATTGTCCCAATGTATATCAGAAAGAAGTGCTACCCTGTTCTCCTCTTTGCTAAGTGAAAGTGAATGCACATTCCTTGCAATTTTGGTAAGTTCCATTTATTTGGTTTTAGTTATTTCACAAACTTTTCAAACCTAGATAGGATTGAATCAGGGCTGAAGATCAGGACTAGACCTATGCCGATCCCAAAACTAGCATCAGACCATGACAGGCCTTTCACAAATACAGATGCAATACTAGCTAGGATCAGAATCAATCCTAGGGCTGTAGTCTTCCACTGCTTTACATTCTGCACCTTCATGAGTCTAGGTCTATATTTTCGCTATTGATTAAATTCCAAAAATGCTCTGAGCATTCTTCTATAGTCTTGCCCTGCACTTCATTAAGTTCTTCATATTTGAGTCTATCCCTGAAGTATTCTTTCAAGTCCCACAGGATTGACTTCATCTTTGCACCATTGACAGCATTTGTGAATTCATGATTGTCTTCAGGTAGCTTGAATTTTAGGATTGCCTTCATACTATTCCCCTATATTCTGCCTTGGCATCAAAGCAAGGACAGGCCTTATTTGCATTTGGAAAGTCCCTGTGACCCTGAATGATCAGGCACTTGTTATCTGACCATTCAATCACCTCTTTTATGCACATCAAAATAGCTTCTTTTTGCACAGCAGTTCTATTGTCTACGGGCTTTCCTTCCTTGGTTATCCCACCAATGTAGGATATGTGAACGCTTTCTTTGTTGAATCCCTTCACCCCATTTGCCATACTATCAAATGGCAGCAATCTATGAATAGTGCCGTTTTTTTCTATCAGCAAATGATATCCTGGAGACTTCCATCCAAGGGTATCCTTCCAATGCCTTTGAATAGCTTGTACTGTTGCTGTCTGTTGGGAAGCAGTGCAGTGAATAGCTATGTACTTGATAGGTCTTTTCATCTTCCTTGACCCCTGTATTTCTTGGGCTTATTCAATGCCTTTGAATAGGCCTTCTTTGCCTTCCCATTCCTTCGCTTTCCAAAGGTGATCTTGATCTGTGTACTACTTCCCTTCTTCATCTTTCTTTCTTGCATCAAAGATTGCCTTTTCATTCTTGATCTTGAATATCAGGTAGACCATAGACAGCACAGAGATGATCATGGTGAAGAACACATTGATCATGTCTATCCCTATAGCCTGGAAGACATTCGCAAAGATTGCTACTAGTGTAGAAGGTACTCCTATTTCATCCTTTTGGAAGATATTCATGTCAGTTAAAATGTTGGAATTGCACAAAAGTTCAAAGGTACAGGGCTGCTGATTTCTATCTCAATAGATACCCCTGCCGTAAAGTCATCAAATCTCTCTTGGAAGAATTCAATGGTAGCATTTGTAGAAGCATTGAAGGAATAGGCTGTGTCTAGTTTCAACTTTCCTAGAACATCCAAGGCCACAAGCATCTGATCACTTTGAATCTGTAGCCTGTTTGATTTGTCTTCAGTTAGCAGATCAGCAAATAGAAGGACAGCCCTGTATCTGATCACAGATGTAGAGTACTGAGCAGGTCTCACCACAGTCCAAAGGACAGGGTATTCAATTTCACCTCCATTGTCTACATAGTCATAGATGTCCCCTTCACCGAAGGTTCTTATCATTGGGTGTGCTTCCTGTATTGCCTTTATTTTTGCTACTAGTTCTGATAGAGTCATTTTGTTTGGATAAATATTCCTTTAACTTCTTTTCGTTCTTGGAATAGGCCATGATTAAAATGGTTTTTTGTATCTGTTTCCCTGATATCTTTCTGAATATGGCCTAGGGTCTTCATAGTATCCACTACCTAGATTGATAGCTACTTTGTATTGATTGCTTACAGGCTGAATAGTAGTCACATCTGATCCTGGATTCAAGTACTCAGGGTACAAAGTAGAATTGGCACATAGATAATTGATAGTTCTTTCTGCATACCATTCAGCATATCCCTTGTAGTATTGGCTGATAGACTGCAATTCTGCAAAGGTAGGTTCTTCTATGTTCTCAGACTTTCGCTTCACTACACCCTTATTCACAAACTTGTACTGAAGTGCCATAGGCAATTCACCTAGGACATAATTGAATAGGGTATCTGTGATGTAGGAATCTAGCAAAGTCTTATAGACTGCATTCCCTCCCTGACCTATGGTGTTTGCCACAATCAAAGAAAGGATTTTGTCATACAGGGCAGTTCCCAAAATGGGATGAATGTACCTGTCCTGAGTCATCTTGATCACTTGCGTGACATTCTTCAGGTCAATATTTGCGGAGGCTACAGTGAAATCCTTGAAGGACTGCTCACTGATCATTAATACATTTGCACTCATCTTGATGTCTTTTCGATTACAACATTCCTTTTCCACTCATGCCTACAATAGGGAGTGACTATGTTTGATCCTGGTCTTCTGTACCATCCCCCACAAAGTTGGAACACGGAATATCCTAGCTGATTTGAGATATTCTGAATCTCTTCCCTAGTGAATAGTTTGCTTTGCCCTTTGCCGTCTGAATTGTATAGCATATCACACAAAGGTCTGCTTCCACTTTTAGCAGCAGGAACTCCTGATCTTTCTTCATAGGAATATAGTACCCTGAAGGAAGTTATAGGCTGAAGTCTTTTGACTGCTGCTTCCCCTGTTCTAGTCACCTTTCTAGTGATCAAGCCTTCTCTATCAATCTTCTCTTCAAGCACATTGTCATCTATCAAGGTGTTGATTCTACCTATCACAGAAGCCTCATCTATTCCCGTAGCCTGTGCTATCTGTGGAATGGTGATGGCAGGATCATTCTGAATCTGCTTCACTATGTTCCGCTGCACCTCATTCAAGATATACTCAGCAAATAGTTCATTCTTCACAAATTCATCCATTGAAGAAAAGAACATCTTATTTGATTCTAGGATTTTGAATCTATCCCTGCTGAATCCTTTGCCTTCAAACTTGGCTAGGATTTCTGCATCTTTTTCAGAGATTGAGCAGTTCAGGTGCTTGTGATCATGGAAGGCTGTAGGCTCTTCTACAGGGGCTTCATTTATCGCAACAGGTGTGACAATATCTGTTCTGATTGGAAGCCCAATAAGGCCACGCAATTCATTCACATCCATTGATTCTACTACCTTGGTGGCAATCAAAGGAGAAAGGCTGTTCAGGGAATTGATGATGTCCTGTGATCCTGCACTTTCCTTCTTTTCGATTGGGTTCAGACCTAGCTTTTCTCTGATCTCTTCCTGTGTCATGTTTGCAGAGATGATAGCCTCAGAGAATTCAAAGTTGATAGGCTCAGTCTTTCTAAGTTCTAGCAGGGCTGACAAGTCATTGAACTTGTACAGGTAGTTGATAGTCTCTTCTAGGTTTCTCTGCTTGGTATTTACATAGGTATTCTGAAACAATTCATAAGCCTCTCTCATCTCACTTCTGCCACCTAGCTGTCCTTCAGTTTTAATACCGAAAAGCATCGGGGAAGACACCTTATGTCCTGAGAAAATTTCAGTTTGCACAGTCTTATTCAAAAGGTCAAAGTGCTTGTCAAGTTCAGTCCCTGATAGGTCTACTATTGAAGGCTCATTCTCTTTGCTATCATTGAATGCAAGCATGAACTTCCCTGCATTCTTTGATCCTGAGAATTTGTCTTTGAATTGTCTTTCAATTCTATCTTCTTCTTCCTGTGATACCTTCCCCCCATTCAAGTTTATCAACTTGGAAGAGAACATCCCGTTATTGATCGTGTTCAGGTGGTATTCCCCTATAGAAATATCTAGTTCAATGTAAGAAATAGCACCTCTGTAGTCAGGTAGTGAATAGGTATTTGCCCCTGCTCTGTATTCCTTGAAGTAGAGAATCTGTGATCCTGTTCTATTGTTTGGATCGAAGGCAGGGAAGGTCTCATAGTCAGGCCTAGAATTGACATTGTCATTCTTGATCCAATTATCAGACACATAGAATTCACTATTGTCATTGTTTGTTCTGACCTTGTAGTAGTCTACATGATAGAGTTCAGCTATTTCACCTGTGGCCTTTGTCCAAATCACTTGAAGGTAGTACCCTCCAAAGATGGTCATGTCAGTAGTTAGCTTCTTTGTCAATTCATTCAAAGATTCTTCTTCAGAATTGACCTGGTTAATCATGCCGTAGGCCTTAGCCTTCTGCATTTCATCTTCAGCCTTCACTGACCATCCATTCCCACAGATGTAGTCTACCTTTCCTGTCACAATAGCATTGTGCTTTGCAGAATTATTGTATAGCCTTAGTAGGTAGTTTGGATAGTCATTTCTTTCACCATAGTATATCCAATCTTTCCCTTTTACTTCCTTGTAAATAGGCAAAGGCACTTGATCAAATTTGAAAAATTTTATCATACTGTTGTATATGTTTTGTAGTCCCCATTGTAGCCATCATATCTGACCACTCCTGCTGTTGACAAATTCACTGCTGTCAATTCCATCTTTCCTGTGGCAATAATATCAGCACCACTTCCTGCCTGTGTCACATAGTACCTCCAAAAGCCTACAGTGCTATTCTGAAAAGAAGCCTGAAGGATATTGAATTCTGAGTATCTTTCCTTGAATGGGCTGACATCTGCAAGGCTTAAGGTCACCTCTTCCTTTGTCACTTCATGCTGAAATAGGAAGGTGTAGGTGTTGCTGCTTGTTTCCCTCTTATCAAATAGGGCTATGTAGATAGCACTTGCTGATCCTTTCTGAATTATAACCATAACCATAAATACAAAATAGACTACCCATGTACACAAAAAAAAACACCTCCATAAAGAAGGTGCTTTTCACATAAACAACAAACCAAATATTTAAGCAGATACAGGAGGAGTTCCTGTGAACAAGGCTGCTAGTTCTTTCTCATTGCCTGTGAAGGTCAATGTGTAGCCATTACGATCACCGAAGGCAGTACCTGTAGCAGAACCACCGCCTGTGATATCCAAACCATTTGCAAATCCTAGAACCCAAATTTTGTCATTGTTATCCTTCACTAGGGCTACTAGTCTATTCTTAGCCAAGAGAAGAATCTCATTTCGGGTATTTACTTGCAATTTGTTTAGAATGATTTCTAAGGTCTGAGCGTAGAACACAGTGCCATTTTGAACATTGGTGTTGACAGCCTCTGCAAAGTTTGAACTTTCTTTTACTAGTTCGTACTTCCAAAAGTATTTGCCTGCATCCATAGTAACAGCAGTATATGTACCGCTAGTACCTGTCCAAGAAGCCACATCTTCTACCGCTGCAAACCATACTTCCTTCAAACCGCCAATAGAATCTTTGCAGTCAAGGGTGTAGTTTTGAGTTAAGGCACAAGGCATAGTTTTTTTATTTAAAGTGTGAAGGGGAAGACGCCACCATCTTCCCCGATTTTTTAATCAATTAAGGTGCAACATACTTCTTCCAAAACACAACTTCGTCAGGGAAGGCTACTTGTACACCTAGCTTGAATTCAACTACAAATCTCATTTCGTCTGCTTCCTTAGCATAGAATAACTCAAAGCGATCCTGCTCATTAAGCATATCTGTACCTAGATACAAGTTGCTCATAGAAAGTCCGAAAAGGTAGTCAGTGCCATTCAATCCGTTCACACCAATCAATTTGATGGCAGTACCTGGAACAATCAATTCCATGTTAGCTGCATCTACAGGGTAGTGGAATAGGTTCGCATCACGCAAAGCAATCACATATTCTCTGAAGGTGTCATTACCACAGAAGATCACTACATCATCCTTGTCCAAAAGGGCAGCAGGAAGGGCAGCAAATACTGCATCAACAGCAGCGATCACATTGGCAGAAGTCAAGGTAGTCACATTGGCAGCGTTTCCATTGATAGGATCACCTGCACCACCAAAACCTAGGGCATTGATGATAGTTCCAATTCCCATGAACTTGTTCAACTGACCATTTCCTGATCCTGTGTCACCCTGCCAAATTGCAGTCTCAAGGGCAGCACCAATTCTCTGTACTTTCTGTGCAGAGTATTCAGTAGCATAAGCCATGTAGTCATAGCTAGAACCTTCACGCAAAGCCTTCTGAGTATATTTAGCTTCGAAAGTCTTAGGGCAGATTGATTCCTGAATCTTGATCTTGCCTACAGTCAAAGTTCTTTGGGTGATAGTAGTAGTTCCGCTTGAGTTGAAACCACAAGTTCCACCTGCTTGGAATACTGCATCAGTAGTCATGATGTTTACAGTCTCAGCGGATTTGATACCCACCTGGACATTTCCTTTTGCTTCAATCAAAGAAGCAGTTTTTGCAGAGAAGATAGCAGCAGATGTTAGCTGCAATTCATTCTCCTTCACATAGTTAGTTAATGCTGATAAATCTAAGGCCATTTTATTTTTGTTTTAAAATTTGAAATGCTTTTTGAATGTTTGCATATCTATCATCCTTCTCTACCTTGATAGCTTTGTGGAAAGAATTAGGGCTAGATATTGCTTTGTCACTTGGTTCTTTGGCAAGGCTTTCAAGAACTACTGCTGACAATTCTACTGCCTGCTTCATGTCTTGATTTTTCTTTGCCATTTCTTCTACCTTGGCAGCAAGTTCTTCAACTTTCTTTTCAAGGTCACCCATAGCCTGTTCTACTTTGGCCATTGCTTCATCCTTCACAGGTTCTTCAGCAGGAACTTCTTCAGCAGATGCTTCAATCTCTACTTCGATTTTAGCCTCTTCTTCTGCCTTCTTTACTTCTGCAATCTTACCTTCTTCAAGGACTACCACTATTTCACCTGATTCTAGCTGATGTTCTCCAACAGGTGCAGGGATGCTTTCACCTTCTGCTCCTACTACAAAGATTTCACCTGATTCTAGATCATAGGCTACAATAGTTCCATCTACTAGTTTGCCTTCAGTCATTGCAAAGGCTGCCTTCTTTTCTGCTTCTGAAAAAAGAAGTTGCTTAATCTGTACTAGTGCTTCTTTTGCGTTCATAATTGTAAGTATTCGTTTAGTATTTAATGTTCAATTTGACTCAGTATTTTGAAAATTTGTGACATGATTTGCTCCTCCTCTGTGATCACCTTGTTTGTCTTCTCATATCTGAAAAGCCCCTCCACAGAAAAGCCTTTGAAAGTACCTGCCTTCACTTCTTCCCAAATCTTTTCATTCTCCACTTTGAATGATCCAAACCATGACCCATCAGAGACTTCTTCAAATCCCTTTGGTGGCATGATTCCCTTCTCCCGATCAATGATGTAGGATTCAAACATGAAGACCCCATCTACAGGTGTAGAATGTTCTACATTTACCTTGGATTGGTAGCCCTTCTTGAAGAAACGCTGCACTATCTTCTTGATCTCAGCAGCAGAAAAGGTCACATAGTATTCTTCATCTGCATCCCTTCTGTAGATCGGCAAATCTGCAATCATCAAAGCACCTGTCACTATTCGCTGTTCAGGATTTTGAATGTTGAATTGATTGAAGCCTACAGCCTGGAAGTCATCCTGATTCATCTTGGATTCTGCCCATCTAAGCATAGGCTCACCACCCCACAAAAGGTAGGATATAGTACCACAGGCTTCTGTGTCTTCAGGCTTGTAGTATTCTGCTGCCCTACTTAGGTAGGAATAAGTCCTACGGATGGTCTCCCTAGAAAGTGGTTCTCCTTTCATGATTTGAGTCGCTCTGACCTTCCCTACCTGAGTAGCACATCTGTTCCCTATTTCTTCATTTAAACGGATTCCCCTTTCAGCATTATCCTTTGCTGATTGGGGATAGTCAGAATATGAGTCTTCCTGAAATCTACCTTCCCACATATTGGAGCAAATAGCCACAGCCTGCTCTGATTCCTTACCTTCATTGATTACATATTCTATACATCTAGGTAGGAACTCCTCTTTTGATTCGTTTGGTGCAGGCTCTACAAATTGATCCTTGAAAGCAAGAAAGTTTTTCTGAATGGCAGGGTATTCTACCAAGGCAATGAAATCTACTTCTTCATCATCTTCAATAGCATCCCCTATCATCATTTGATATAGTGGTATTTTCTTCTCCATGTCTTTAAGTATTAGAATCCTGCTCTGCGTTCAATATCTGCCACCCTCTTCTGAGTGCCTGTCACTTCACTTTCTACCACATAAGCCCTTAGTGGTGGCTGATTATTCATGACCTGACCTAGTGCTGTCACAGGGCTATTCCCTACAGTAGGAACTCCTGAAGTCACAGCAGGTGCAGATGCAGAGATATTTGGTGCAGATACACCACCACCTCCACCGCCTGGTACTTTTGTGCTGACTATCTTTCTGACATTCGCTATACCTCCTGCAATTGCTACACCTGCTGCCACCGCTGCCAAAGCAGGGCCTGCCACAGGGATACCTACCATTGACTGATAGGCCTTCTGTGCTGAAAGATAGGTATCTATTGTAGCCTGTGCCACAGCGAAAGCCTTCCCTGCTGCTGTCTCTTTTCCTACTAGATCAGATAGACCACCTAGAAGCCCTGCAATCTTGGAAGCATTGTTCATCTTTGCTTCTACTTCTGCTTTGTCTATGTCTACCCTAGCTTCAGCATTTGCCTTGATGCCTTCTGTGAATTGGGCTTCAGTGATCAGGCCTGCCTGTACTTGCTCCTTCAGTAATGCATCTTTTTTGTCTAGCAAATCCTTCTGAATTTGGAAGGAAAGTTCAGCATTCGCCATCTCCCTTTCAAGTTCTGCTAGGTCTTCTGCTGCTGCCTGCTGATCAATAGTCAACTGAAGTGCTGCTAGTGCCTGCTGTTCCTGTTGTGCTAGTTCTAAGTTAAGGGCTGTCTTCTGATCTGCTGTCAGTTTTTCGTTATCAAGAACTTCCTGTCTCTGCTTCTCATATTCAAGTAAAATCTGCTGTCTAGCTTTCTCATTTTCATCCTTGATGCCATCTAGTCTAGTCTGAGTTCTGATCTCATTTAGCTGCTTTTGGAATGCCTCTTCCTGATCAGCATCTTCCTTCTGATATTTGTCTTTGATATCCTGGAGTTCCTTCTGCTTTGATGCTTCTAGGATACCATCATCTTCAATCCCTGCTTCTTTCAACTTCAGGAACTTCTCAGCATAGGCCTTCAATACAGCCTCTTCTTCCTGCTGCTGTTTGTCTAGCATTTTGACTCTAGCATCATTCAAGATGGCTAGTGCTTCCTGTTCTTTTTGGTTCTGCTTTTCTCTTTCTGCTGATGCCTTTTCACCTGCTGCTTTCTGTGCATCTATTTGTGATAGTTGGAAGCCTGCCTGCTTTTCTTTGAGTTGATTGAGTTGTGCTTCAGCCTCCATGATTACCTTATCACCTTCTGCTGCCGTAGCTTCAGGATCAAAAACTAGGTTAGCTAGTCCACCTGTGAATCCTTCTACTAGATTGAAGTTCTGACCTAGTGCTTTTCCTGCTAGATCAATTCCTGTAAGTAGTGCCTGAATAGGGATAGTAACAAAAGTGATCAGCCCCTTCAGGATTTCTTTATTCCTGATTGATGCTGCTACCTGTGCATCTTTGGTAGCCTTAGCATTCTGTATGTTGATCTCTGCTGACTTGATAGCCTCATCTGTTTGGGCTATCTTCAGTTTTAAGATATCTTCTTCAGTCTTCCCCTGAAGTTTTAGCTGATTTGCCTGCCCATCTATGGCATCTAGTTTCTCTTTGTTTGCTTCTAGGTCTTTCTGTGTTGCAGCATTCAATGCATTCTGTTCTTTGCTGACACCACCTACCAAGGCCATGATGTCCTCCCAATACATCACAAGTAGACCTACTGCCACCACTAAAGCACCTATGCCTGTAGATATCAAAGCCTTCTTGAATCCGTTTGCACCTGCTGTCAATCCCTTGAATGTGGTAGTCAACTGACTGCCTACTTTTCCAATGTCTTTGAGTTGGGAAAGTCCCTGAGAAAGTGCCATGGCAGACTGCACTTTCAGGAGTGCTTTTTCTACATCTTCAGACTCAGAACCAAATAAGGCCATAGCCCCCTGTACTGCTGCTATTCCACCTGCTGCTGTGCTTGCTGCTGAAGTTAGTGCTTGGAATCTTTTTCCTGGATCAAAGACCTGTGCTGCCTCATTAGCATCTTCAATCTCATCTCTGATCAAAGCTACCTTCTGTGCAGCATTGACAGCCTCTGTGGAGAATTCACCGAATCTCTGCCTTGCTACTTGGAGTTCCTGAGTCGCTTCCCTAAGTTGCTTCTTTAAGGGTTTGACATCAGCATCTAAGATGATCTTATTTTCTTCAGCCATTGGTGTAAGTTTTAAAATTTAGGGGAATCGATTTGATTCCCCATTTACTATTCTTCTTCCTTCGGGTTCTGCTCCTGCACTTGTGCTGCTAGGAATTGGATGAAGGACATCCCGTACTTTGTAGGCAGTTCCTGTGCCCATGCTTCAAGCATTTTGATTTGGTCTTCGGTTAGTGTGATTTTCATTGCATTTGGTTTTGGTTTTGTGATTCTAAATAGGCAGCGATAATCTCCTCAGTCCAAATGGCATTTGCTACCGCTTGCACCTTGGCATCTTCTCCGCTGATGTCATTGCTAGGATTGACCACATGACGAAAAAAGGTTCGGCTAATTTCTACCCCATCCTTTTCAATTATATTTGCAGTCCTTACTTGAATTTGATTGCTTTCAAGTACTTCAATTTTGTCTACGATTTGTTTTTCTGTTAATGCCATTTTTTTATATTTTATACATTATAAGTTCCTGTCAATACTAGATATCCCGCTGAGTCATATAATAAACTTGTAGCAGGCCCACCACCAACTGCTGCTTGATTAAAATAAATTTCATTTGTTGAAATTTGTACTCTACCTGTCGCAATAGTCAAAGCAGATAAAGTGATATTGCTAATTTCTCCTATAGTAACACCTGGATAAACACCTGTTGAAGTTGCAACAAATGGTAAACCTTCAAGCCTTAAATCACCTGTGCCTGTTCCTGAATTCCAATCAATATAAATATTGAATGTCACCATCCTTCCTATTTTAGTGTACAATCCGTTTCTAGCATTGTATGTAGCTGTTCCTGAAGTTGTACTTCCTTTTATCGTAGGGTTAAATGCCCCCTCCTCATAATCATCCAAGGCATTCGCTGCTGCCGTGTCTCCGTTGAATTGAATACCTCCTGTACTTGATGACATTCTAAGATATGCATCCCCCCCTGTTAAGGCCAATCGCATTCGTTCGGTGCCGTTGGTTTCAATAGCCAAATCCCCCGATGTATCACTTGAACCTCTTATTGCTCTTATATCCGCTAATGGAGTAGCAGCACCATTGTTAAAGAATCTTACATAACCACTTATGTCAGTGCTATTTGTTCTTGTACCATTTAATTCTAAAACTGCGTTCCTTGCTGATGTTGATGCTGAAACAGTTAATATCGTACTTCCTGATGCACCACCGCTTAGGTTTGGCGAAGCAGTGCCTATGCCTACATTGCCGCCGTTCAGAATTGTAAAAATATCTGCTGCATCTGTATTATTAGTGACTATTAAAGCATTTGAACTTGGCCCTAGTTTAATATATGAATTTGATACTCCTACTGAATATCTACCTATTTCTAATTTTGCTGAATTATCATTTTTTATTGATATCCCGCCTGAAACGGATAAAGTTCCATAAGTTCCTGTAGGTGCTGCACCCACCCCCACACTACTGCTGAAGGTCGCTGCTCCTGCTGCTGTTATTGTAAGCCTAACTCCACCACCTGCTCCTAATAACAAATCAGATTCAGAACGAATCCCAAATTGTGTTTCTGTAGCCGTGCTAAATAATCCAAGACCATTACCAATAAAACCAACAGTAGCATTTGCTGAAGCATATGTGGTAGTCAATCCATTTGTGCTAGTTCTAAACTTTTGCACTAATCTTGATGAACCTGAAAAAACTTCAAGTTTTTCACTACCTGCATCTATTCCTATTCCGACATTCCCACTAGTTCTAGCTAGGTTCACACCATTTTCAAAACTTGCAGTAGTTCCATTTAGGTTACCTGTCAAAGTTCCACCTGTCAAAGGAAGGTAACCGCTTAGATCAGTAGTCAAAGCCAAAGTTCCTGAAGCATCAGGGAAAGTGAAGGTTCTTGTAGCTGATGCAGTGATACTATTCAAACTTAAAATAGCACAACGAAAAACACCTGCCCCTGTAGTCTGATATAAATTGAATTGATTTGTTGTGCCTGAAGCTATACTTCCATAACCATTCACCAAACTGAAAAAGGCATCACTTCTCAAATTAATCTGCCCCGCAGTAGAACCTGAACCTGCTGAATTTATTGCATTAGCAGTGATACTATATGCCCCTAAATCCACACTTGCTACTGCTCCTGTGTAGGGTACTTTCCCATTAAAGCTAGACCAATCTGAAGAACTCAAAGCACCCCGATTTGAAGCACTAGCCGTAGGAAGATTGAAGGTGTGAGTACTTACCGAACTAGAGATTGCAAAGTCCGTTCCGCTTGTGCCTGTGGCGAAGTTCTGCACCTGTGCAGTTAAGCCATTCAAGGCAGTCAAGCCTGTGGTGAATGTGGTAATGATTTGGCAAAGGTTACTATTCTCAGTGTGCAAAGTGATAGTCCTTCCTGAGTGGGTAACATAGTACCTCAAGGCTAGTCTATCCGTTAAGGCTAGTGTGGTAGTAGGCACTGCCAAAGTAGAGAAATATGGGGTGGTGGTAGTACCAAATGCAATCAATTCAGGGTTAGCCGAATTGGATGCAATCAAGGTAGCCGTACCTCCCGAATTTACCTTGTACAATTCCACATAGAAGGTAGGTGAACCACCTCCTGAAGATGCTTGGAAGTATGTTTCAAAATTCCAATTCCCTCCTGGTATTTCTAGCAAGGCAGGATCACCTGCATCAGTAATGAAGGAAGCTATGTACCCATCAGCAGCTATTGTGAAGTCAGTGCCTGCACCTAGAATAGGTGTCTTATTCATTTCTAAATAGGCAATCCCTCCGATAGTACCCTGAGATACTGACCCATTTAGGTAGTAATTAACTGAAGCACCACCGCCTCCACCTCCTGAAGGGAAGTCAGCAAGGCTACCATCACCTCTGATGTATTGGGCTACAGTTCCTGCTCCTGTGACAGATATGTTTCCGCTTGATGTTACAGGGCTTGCACTTACCACAAAGGCAGAAGGCATAGATAGACCTACAGAAGTGACACCTACATCTAAATTGTCCTGCATCCAATCCTGAAGGGTTGATATAGTGACCTTGTTTGTGGTGGTAGCACCGCTTGCTACTATAGGAAGAACATCATTATTTGCAATGTTTGTTCTCTCAATGAGTTGACTTATTCTCTTATCTGCCATATCAATCAAATATAAAATCTATTTACCCCGTTTTCCTGTAGCATATATGCATCATTCTCAAGTAGGATGAAGTCATAGTCCACAGGACTGATCTCCCCAAGAATCTTGAATAGGGATACATAACATAAATTGTTTGCAATCGGATTGTACTTATCCACCTTTTCAAGTTGAAAGAAGTGATTTCCTACCTTCACGATCTTTCTAAAATCTAGGTTCATGATATCTGTAGGTGTCAGGTAGAAATAGCCTTCCAATAGCCTACTATTCCTG